ACTTTCATACTTAGTACCTTCATTACCTTGTTGAATTCCTACTACTCGGAGAGAAGTAGTTTCTTCACCTTTGAATTTAACTTGAGTCTGTGATCTTTTAGGTTCCCAAATAGTATCAGTATTTTTAAGAATGATACCTTCATATCCTTTAGAGTAGTAATTCTCATATACAGTTTTTGCTTCATCTAATGATTTGACCTCTACACTTGGAACTAGATTAATTTTACCACGAAGATTCAGACTAATGAGACGATTATATCTGTGAACGTAAATCATTTCTTCTTTACCCTTCACCCAATTATCGTAGGAAATAATATCCCATACAGTCATAGTAATCAATTCAGCTTCTTCAGGAGTAATCGTACCTTTGTTAGCTTTATTCAGAATACCGTTACCGATTGCACGAGGAACCACCACACCCCATTTAGTAACCAACAATTCTCCATCAAATACTACATTCATACCACGAGCAGCATCTAGGAATTCTTGCTCAAGATTTCCTAACAAATCAAATGTCTTACCATTACGAGAATAAAAAGTAACTGCACCATTGTAAACTACAACATTACATCTCAACCCATCCATCTTGAGTTGAGCCATAGCAGGATACTTGATTTTAGCAAGTACTTTGTCGTTCATTGGAGAACACAACATAACGTCAAAGGTAGGAATCAAATCCTTCCACACTTTGTTAATAGTAGGAACACCAATACCACAATCAAGGTCCTTCTTAATAATCAACTCGATTACTTTAGCATCATCAACAGAAACGTCAGAAAGGATATTAGATAAGACTTCGATTGCTTTATTACCAGTCACTTTACGATCAGCAAGATCATTCATACGTTCCAATGCTTCAACCAACTCAATGTTGTTTCCATTGGTAGAATAAGCAGGAATCTTACGTTGGTAGTAATTGATATGAGAAGCAAAGGTTCTCACGAGAACAGATTTGAGTAAACTGTTATCTACATGACTTTTCAAGATAGACTCTTTGTCTAATCTTGATGATGTAGATTTAAGTTCATTAATGATAGGATAGATGCTCATTTTGTAATTCCTCTTCAAGTTTTATTAAGTTACGGCTATTGTCCCACGTCCTTGTGGAAAGGTCAACAATTATGTATTAGAAATCCAATCTTGTTCTACTGTAAGGAAACTTGGAATCTCTGGAGTTCTTTTGTATTCCCACCACTCAGAACCATCATACTCTGCTCGTTCCATCCAGGATCCATCATCAAAATACACTTCACCATGCAGCTCTTGACTACCATACCCATCATCATAGTTAAAATCTAAATCTTTCATAAAGGACTCTAACTCATATTGTTCAAAACCTACTGGTAAGTAAGCGTGAGCACTAGACACCTCTGAAAATCTTTTGTATGATACCCAAGCACACTTTACAGATACTGAATATTTTTTAGTAATATCATCAAGAGCATCAACAAGTTCTTTCTTTGCATTTATCATTTAAGCCACCAATACGAATTCAGGAGAGAAGTATTCACGTTCAGCAATAGGATCTTGGATGTCTTCTAAGTAATCGCCATTGAATTTAGTACCAAACACCATTTCTTTGAAGTTATCTTTCAGGAATTGTGTAGCAAAATCAGAGAACGATAAGTCGTGGCTGTTGTATGCATAGTTGAACTCTACACATCTTTCAACGCGATTTGCTTCAACTTCAATTTCTTCTACTGAAGTGATGTTAGCATTTTTCATTCTAGCAAAAGCAATCACTTTGAATGCTTGTTCTAGTTGTTTGTTAGAAGTTTGTTGGAAAGCTGGAGTAGCTGAAACAAATTTAGTAGTACCTTTTCTCATTTTATAATTCCTATATCAAGTTTAAATTTGTTAACCCGATTGGTTAACTTACGGCTATTATCCATCAATTGATGGAAAGGTCAACACTTTATTTAAATAATTTCACATCTTTTTATTAAAATATCCATCTGAGCTTTAGTCAGATTCATATCTTTCAACATATTGCTGAAAGCAGATTCGTAGTAACCAGTGACATAAGCATAGTTCACTGTTTTATCAACATTCCAACTAGCATTTCGAGATGATTCTTTTGCATTTTCAAATAATGCATCTAAACTTGCTTGGATTTGTTGTTCTTTGTTCATTTTATAATTCCTCTTCAATTTATTTAACTTACGGCCATTATCCTTGATTATAGGAAAAGGTCAACACTTTTATTATATCATTTGAAGAAATTAATTATCAATGAAATATTGATAATAAGAAAGCCAGCACGAGGCTGGCTATTTGAATACGAGGTATTGGATATCGTTTATCATAGTTAGGTGTGATATCGATAATCCTAGCTTCTCTGCGAGTCTGATAGAAGCAGTATTCTTTGCATCTACATGATAAGTGATAGGATTATATTGGTCCATGAAGAGTCTGCATGATTCATAAGCAATCCCTTGATTTCTGTATCGTCTCAGAATTATAATTGAACCAATTTTGTAATATTGGAAATCCTCAACTTCAAAGTGGAATTTCTCTTCTTCTGTGAATGTATTTCGGGGGAATGATAATCCTACTGGATCGTCATTGTACTTGATCACCATCATTGGCATTTGAGCTTCGTCCAACAATCGCTCTAGTAATCTTTTTCTAAGTCTAAATTCCAGAACTCTGTCTGGTATATAGTGTATTCTATCAAACCAGTCTCTACCAGTAAATTCAGATTCAAAAAATTCTCTATAGATTGGTAGAAACTTCGAATCATAATCATAGGTAAATTCTATGGTAACCATAGGCTACTCCTTGATTCTGTTAGCTTCCTTACTTCTCCGAATGGTCTCTTCACTAAAGAAATCTGGGTGGTAGTTTCCATCCTTATCCAGAATCTTTGCCTTATAGAGCAACTCCATCCTCTGCTCCTTAGTTAGGAATTCGTATATCTTAATTCCATCAATATTTATCATTTGAATAATGTCCGTACATGATTTCTGTGTATTTTTCCACCAACAAAGGCATTGTACCATTTGTCTGGTTGAATTAGTACTTCATTAATAATCTGTTCTTTCATTTCAAGATAGGAGCATTCACCTTTGGTTTGGCAGAAGTGAATAATTTCACGAGTGAATTTATCTTCTCCTAGTGCTTTAACGTCGTTCTGGAGTTCTAAGGAAGATGACCAATAAGTTCTCCAATCGGAGTCAACTTTAGTTTTGATACGTTTCTTCTTTTTCTCACCAGACTTTAGAGTGACTGTCTTGATGGAAGTTTTAGCAAACTTTGCTAGCTTCTTTCCAATATACTGGCGACCATCTACCAGATTAGTGATTAGGTAAACAAATCCTTCACAATCTGGTAGCTCGGTCACTGGATTACCATTATAGGTCCAACTCATTCGTCCTCTAGGCCATCGTCATCATGCAAGATAGGACTACCGCATACCGGACAATAGATAACGTCATTCTTCTCGACGCCATCTGTTCTTATAGTTACCATTCCTTGTGTTTCACATGAATCACAATCAAACATTTGTTTTATCATCTTTCTACTTCCCTGTTATACTACACCAAGACTCTTTCTTTTCTCCAAAGTAAGGTCGAGCATAGCCTTGTTTAATTAATTCTTCAGATAGCAATTTGCCATCCAATATTACGTCACCTAATACTCGTCCACCAAATTTATCCCATTCTTTAATAGAGACTTGATGAACTTTAGAACTAGCAACCAATCGTTTTGTGAATTCTGTAGCTGAATTACCTTTACTAGCTTCAATAGTACAATGAGCTCTGAATCCTTTCTCAGGAGTATCAACACCTAATACCCGAAGCGATAATACAGGTTTCAGTGGTTTGGGTAAGAATTCTGCTTTGAATTCTACAGTATCCCCATCAATGACTCTAGTGATGGGGAAGTTATAAACCTCGGCCGAAACCGAGGAGCTTAACAGTAATAATAAAAATAATTTCTTCATAAAGTTTTCCAACCAGTTTCAGTTCGAACCTTAACAGGATCTTCCGTCTCGATCCAAACCTTAGCACCACAGGATAATGGATCATCTGGCTTATATATCACCTTCCCATTTACAAAATCAACTTCATGGCCATACAAGTTCTCCTTGTATGTCTTACACGTGATAACAGGATTACGTTCTCCTGATTTAGCATTAGCTTTAATCACGTGTTGGTTAATGTGAATGATTCGTTTCATAAATCAACCATGGCACGAAATGCACTCGGATTTATTAGTTTGCACTCCACTTTCTGATCGAATATAGTACAGACTTTTAATGTATGGGTCCAAAAATGCCATCTTATGAACTGAACTAATATACTCTTCAGTCTCTTCAGAACTAAAGAACAGATTGATACTTTGAGCTTGATCAATATACTTCTGACGTACTGAAGCCAATCTAATGATCTGAGTTTGGTCAATTTCAAAAGCAGTCTTGAACACTAACTTCTCTTCGTCAGTAAGCCAATCAACGTGCTGTACTGAACCTTTATGATTGATAATGTCCTTCACTACTTCTTCAGAATAAACGTCCTTCTCTTTCATTAGTTTGAGTAAGGTAGGATTCACTCGATCAATCTTTCCAGCTGCAGTATTCTGTACGAAGGCGTTTTTGTATATTGGTTCAATGCCTTGGCTAACGGAACCACATATCAGAGCAGAACTCAGGTTAGGAGCAATAGCAATTCTGTGAGTATTTCTTACACCATATCCTTTACACCATTCTGGTTCTCCAAATGCTGAAGCCATCCATTGAGAAGCTCTTAACGATTCATCATGAAGATGTTTGAAGATTTCTGTATTCTTCAGATTAGCTTCGAATGATTCAAATGCAATATTGTGTTCTTGGAGATATGTGTGGAATCCTAACAATCCTAATCCTAGAGCTCGGCTTTTAGTAGCAAATCGTACTACCTTTTCCATCCCAGTAATTTTACTACCAATATTGATTAGGTCTTGATTCACACAATCAAGAAATACTGTTGCATCAAATACCGCAGTAGTATCTTTCCACTCATCATAGAGAGAAGCATTCATTGATGATAATACGCAACTAAAGGTATGGTCGTCATCAGAGAACAATTGTATTTCTGAACAATTGTGTACCAATATGTCATTGGCAAAAAAATTATGATTATCTTCTACCGATATGTCATAAACGTCTTCTTCATAATCTAAATATTCAATTGCTATCATGTTATCCTCTTAAATATAATCTATAGGGTTTAAATCTTTACACCACTTTTGATGTATCTCACGCTTGTATCCAGTTCGTTCTTCTACTATCGGAAATAGATCCTTTCCATAATTGAATCTATACTTGGACAAAGATTTTGGAAATTGTAAACCAGTTTTCAACATATACACCTTTCTGAAAAATGCCAGTGATGGAATATTCTGCAACTTGTTGCTGAGTAGTATAAATTCTTGTAAAAACTCTTCGTTTGTTATACCACTAAACCTGCTATTATTTTCGCCATCCGTATTACTAGTAGCGCCACTCCAATCTTCAGTCAACCTTTCATCATTTATTGAACAATATATACGTTCACCTGTCACCTTATTATAATATGTATGATTTCCTTTAGAATGATGAACCCATTCACCTGATAATATTTTTGGATGATTTTTATCAAAAGATCCCATTATATCTCCAGTAATTACACATTTAACTGGAAATGTGTCTTTCCTTGATTCAGAAATCCTTCTTATACCATCTTCAGTTTGCCATCCATGATTGTGTCGAAAATCTGAACTATTTTGTTTCATCCAGGCATAAGATGATCTTACCTTATTAGATATTATGGTAGGAATGCTTCCGTACCTTGGGTTAGTTTTGATGCCGTTTATAATACATCTAACTGCAACAAAATCGCCCCTATCACCATAGGCTTTATATCTCAATCTATGAGCAAACAAATGTTCTTCAGGCAATAATACTACTAAATTAGTGTCTATATCAGTTCCACCAACCGATCTCGGAATTATATGATGAACCTCTGTATATAATGAATCGTATTGTAATCTAAAGTCATGTTGATTGCGTTCTAACATCCTTTTTCTAGGATCAGTATTCTGGCAATGTGAAACAAATTCGTCGTATAATTTTTTATAATTCATAAAATCTCCTTTAATGATATAGTATTTATAATAAAGGAGATTTCACTACACAGAACTATTTCAATAGCAGAATATCGTTTTCTTGAAGTTGGCTTGCTTCGACGTATCCTCTATTCTCAGTGAATACCTTATGACATGGAGTACATTTTATAAACTTGCCAGTCCGTTTATCTGTAATTTTCATGAGTTTTGCATTACGTCTCATCTGAGCGGACTTGGTAATTTTCTTCCACTCACCCACACCACTTTCTACATTATACGACCAAACCTTCCAATTTTCAACATCATCATTTTTACCTAGGTAATTATTCAAACCTTCCATAGATACTTCAATCTCACCACTCATATCACCTTTGATATTGATTCTAGTGTCGCCCGATAAACACAAGTTAGATGCCTTTACTGTAAGGCCCAAGTCTTTGTACATTTGAGGATTTTGGCGATTTACTTTATCGATGAACTCAAAGTATCCTTTACCAGTAATCATTTTAAGTTTCAATGCTTTCTGATATCGTTCAATTGCGTCAGGATCTCCTGCTTCTAATCTAGCAATGAACGCGTCAGTAACATTCCAACCAATATTAGCATCATCAGGTTGTTTGTTAATATAGTTAACTAATTCAAAGAAATCTGGGTGGTCAATTTCAATATAGCCAGCCCATGCTCCTCTACGTTGTGAACCTTGGCTAACGTCTCTCGACATTTGAACGTAATCTTTGAATACAGGAAGTACTCCAGAAGCACTACCTTTAATGCCCGAGATTTTAGAACCTCTAGGTCTAATACCTCCCAAGTAACTAGAAGTACCAAATCCATTCTTTGAAAGAATAGCAGCTTCTGTTTGTGAGTTATAGAATGAGAAAATAGAATCTCCTACTACTCCTCCTGAACAAGAAACAGGACAACCAAATCCAGTACCCATATTAGACAATACAGGAGTCGAAGCTGCTAACCAACCGTTCCATAATAGATTGAAGAATTTAGTTTCCCATTCAGCAGGATTACTTGTATACGAAGCAGCATGACTAGCCACTCTTGTATATACGGATTTCAAGTCTGGATGAGATGGAGTCAAGTAGCTACCTTTAAGCATCTGCCATGCAGCAGTAGTACACCAGTTAGGTAATAATCCTTGTTCTTGAAGGAGTTTACGTTCTTCACCTAATTCTTCATAAATTGATAATTCATTCACCATGTAAAATTTCCTCAAGTTTTAATTTATATAAATACGTTATATGTAAAGCAAAAAGGTGTTAGTCACGGATTGCACTCCTACTAACTCTAAACATTCTATCAATAATCAGGAGACTATTATGTCCAGCACAACTATATATACACCATTCACTTATTGTATCACATTTCTCCCAACAGGGCAACGATACTATGGTGTTCGATATGCAAAAGGTTGTCATCCTTCTCAACTTTGGACGACCTACTTCACTTCATCAAAAATAATATCCAATCTTATAGAAGAATATAGCAAAGATTCATTCACCTTTGAAGTTCGAAAAACATTTATCAATAAAGATTCTGCTCTATATTGGGAAACAAAATTCCTTACAAAAATAAATGCAGCAAACCATCCAGAATGGCTCAATGGTCATAATGGCGATCTAAAGTGGAATAATGTTGGTGGATATAAACTCACCGAAAAAACAGTATCCAATATGAGAAAACCAAAATCAGAATCTCATAAACTAAATATGAGAACACCAAAATCTAAAGAACGGAAACTTTCAGAAAGAACCAAATGTTTTGAGAAAACAGGATATTACTCTAATTTTGAAAATCCAGATATTATTCAAAAATGCAAAGATTCGTATTTTCAAAATACTGGATATACTCATAATTCAAAAAATCCAGAAACTATTCAAAAGAGATCAGATAGTTATTTTGAAAAAACGGGATATGCTAACCCCTCAAAAAATCCAGAAGTGTTAGCACACCAATATGATTCGTATTTTCAAAATACTGGATATACTCACCCAAGCCTCAATCCAGAAGTTCAAGAAAGAAAAATCCAAACCTATAAAGACACATGCTCTAAAAGACCTCCTATAAAATGCCCCTATTGCGATGTTTCTGGCAAAGGAGGCATAATGGGTAGATGGCACTTTGATAATTGTAAATTTAAACCCTTACCAACTGAATGATTTTTCTTTCCACGATCTCGTGTATGATGAACCTTGAGAACTGAAAAAATCGTGCAATACTCCCGTCGAATCTATGTCTTTATAGAACCAGGTTTTAATTGGGTTGTATGTAGGCTTAAAAATTGCTTTGTATCCTAAATTTTCCAAACAAATATCCAATCTTGATTCAACAAACGCTTTTAATTGTTTATCAGTAATCCCCTTAATATTGCCCTTCTCGAATATCTTATCAATAATAATAGATTCGTGCTCGAGAATGACTCTTGCAGTTTCTTCTAGTTCTTCTTTGAGCTGTTCTCTTCCGCTGATGGTTAACTGATCATCTTCAAAGGCTTCTTTATCCAGAGTACGGTATAACCACGCGCCAGCTTGAGAATGAAGAGTTTCATCAATAGCTGAAAAGTTGATTCCAGCATTGACATTAATCAACTTATTTTTACCTACAGAGTTGAAATGTTTAAGAAAAGCAAATGAACTATACAGGATAGCACCTTCGATCATAGAAAACACACCGACCGATTTAAGTACATTGTATACGGTATCTTTCTTAGTGGTTCTTTTAGCAATCCAGTTCATTCTGTTAGCTAATACTTTATCTTCTTTGTATGAGTTATAGAATTCTTCCGTATCCAATCCCAACACTTCATTAATCTTATTATAGAATGGAGCATGAACTCCCAACTCCATAAAAGAGAATGTAGAAGCCATACGTTGGATGTCTGGTCTCGGAAACACTTTACTTACATAGTTTTGCCAATAATCATTACCAACATTGAGTTCGTATAATGTGAATAATTTTAGGGTAGATATTACACCATGGTATTCTGCTTCAGTGCAATTGGTTTTGAGATCGTGTAGATCCTTTTCTACATCAATTTCATCAGGAAACCAAATGATAGATGCCTGTTGTTCAGCAAATTCTATAGCTGTAGGGTAATCAACAATGTATTCCGATTTAGGAGTTAGTAGTCTAATGCTCATACGTCACCTTTTGTTATTGTCATAAAATTCCTTATAATATAATTGTAAATAAAATTACCAATGTGATTACCAAAGGTATTACTAGATAGTCTAATATTGGATTATTCATTTGCCTCCAAATATTTCTAAATTGATAGTGTCATCTCCTGCCTTATAATTATCCAACTGATATTCCTGAAACATCACAGAATCCATATCCTGGATGAATTCTTGAATTGATTTTGAAATTCCACAATTGAAACACTTATAAAGCAATTTATAGTGCTTGTGGTATATATTCCCTCGTGCTTTCTTTGGATCTTTCAAAGAGTCTCCACAATAAACACAACTAAATCTCCAAGCATTCTCATTCACTACCTTGAAGTTTCTCAACTGAGAAGAAATTTTCAAAATGTACTTCTTATCAACACACATCATAATATGTCCCCAAATGAACTATTATAAAGAAGTATACAGGAAGGCTTAGGATTGTTCAACATTATTATGAATAACGCGATTTAGTGTTTTACCCTCTTTAGAATCAAAGAGTTATACGTGATATTTTAGTGTTTTTGATGAATTCGAGCAATAATGCCGATTAATGGTAATAAACTAGTGTTTACTAGAAAGTACTTTATAATTCAGGAGTTACGTAAACTATAAAGTACTTTGATTTGAATGTTGTATAAAGTTGACTTTGGTGGTATTATAGTACTAATGGCTTTATTTGAATAGCTTTAGGACATCAGAGTGATCAATAAGGTATCCAATTACTATACTACCTCCAACTACTAACCACTTCCAAGTTTCTAAGGCAGAAATTCTGTTAGAAATATCTTCTCTGTACTCATCCGATTTATCTTCATGTTCTTTAAGTTTAGATTCAATACGGGATTCCATATCATCTAACTTATCCACAATCTCTTTAGTAGTTTCTTCCATTTTCTTGTATAGGTCCTTGACATCAGTTGTAGTTTCTTTATTATTATTCTCGAGATTGTTTAGTCTGTTGTCGTGTACTATTAATAATCTTGATACTTCTGAAGATGCTTTAGCAATTTCTGCAACTGTATTATCTATCTTGTAAACTACATTCTGCAGAACAGCTACTTCAGTTACAAGTTTATTAAGGTCATTACATGGTGAATTATGGTCACTCATTGTTCAAATCCTTTTGTTTTCTAATCCAATCTTGGAGCGATTTAAGTTGTTCTACTACTTGATAGTATGTACCGTAGTTTCCACTGACGGATTCAACAAGGGTAGAGAGTTTAACATCGGAGGGTCCTTCATGAGAAGTTCTGGAGGATTCGGGAACTTTGTTTTCTGCGGCAGCGTTGAGCAACTCGATAGCACCAGTATTGATACTACACTTAGCATCAGATTCTTTGGTAATATATTCAGGAACTTTCTTAATAATAACATGAGTTTTGCCTTCTACTATTTTGACTTTTTCTATATATTCAGTAACAACCTTTGTTGTCACTTCAGCAGTTTTGGTTTCTAGTTGTGCAATCTGGATTTGCATATCTTTAACTTTTACTTGCCAGTTTGCTTCGTTTACCGAAACTCCTATAGCAAATGAATTCAGGCATAGTAACATGCCTAACCCAGAATACAGAGCCATCTTGTAATGAGCAGGAATTGGTATCAATACACCTAGAACAAGTCCTAAGAATGAGATGCCACTAAGAAGGTAGGTTAACCACTCAGGAATTAGATTCAGTAGAAACATTGACTTTTCTCTTAATGACTTTCTTTTGGCCTAATTTGAATTCGGGATTAGCAACACCTGAAGTATTATTAGCAGGAAGTACTCCACCTTCTTCATCGAGGAATTTATTAACGAGTATTTCTTCTTCGACCAATATGATATTCTTTTGGTCGATAGTTTCAAGTAATGTAGTAAATCTTGATTCTAAATTTGAATCGTCATTATGTTGGTATGATTCTTTGATTAGAAAATAAGCAGCAATAAGGTTCTTGGTGTATTTGTCTCCACCAGGTAACTTATTGAGTAATCTTTTAAGATTGAATACTAGACGTTGAAGATACGTGTAAGCATCCTTTTCTTCTGGAGTAGTAAGTTGGTTTTGCTTTTTGAGGATTTTACCATCAGCATCTATAATACCCAGTTTGTATGCTTCAGATTTATCAAATGGAGTTACTAACATTGAAAGTATTCTCCACGCTATAAGATTATCGACTATACGTTTCATGCTATTCCTCTATACATTGATTGATATGCAAATCGTAATAATATTTATATTTATATTTCTTATTACAAATTGGACAAAATAAATATGGTTTATTTTTCTTAGTTTCTTTTATTTTTTCAATAACCCAGTCTATTTGACTTGGGTTCGTCACACCATACTTTTCGTGTATAGTTTTTTTTCCATTAGAAATTCTTAATGACGTATGCTCTTCAGATTGCTTTCCGTATACAAAACCAGACATTCCTTTATTCCAAGGGACTCTACCTTGAGCCGCTAATGATATATTTTTACGATGATTGTCTGATTTTACTTTACCGCTTAATGCAATTGATATATTTTCATTCCACTCATCATCGTGAACACGACCTATATTTTTAAACTTAGTTCCACCATTATGCTTATTTATCCACATATCATTAGCGGCAGCATCAAATTTAGTCAGTATTTTAGTTTCCCACGCTAGTGTTTGCTCTACAGTAGTAAAGACTTTTCTTATTTGATAATCAAAAGAATCGATACCGTATTCACTTATTAATTTGTGTATTTCTTTGGATGATGTGAAATACGTATTCCACAGTTGAGATGGATTTGCTATTTTATTTGTACTATTTGCATAACTGGATCCATAATACAATTGTCCTGTTACTTTGAATTTTAAAATATATGTATACGGTATATAAATACTTTTGCTGATCATTAGATTACTCCTTGTATTTTTGTTAGTATGGTTAGAGTTACTGGGATGTAGGAGTCCGCGAGTAACTTTTTTCATTTATTAAATTTCCTTGTTGGAGTTCTTCTTTATTATAGTTTCCGAAGGACAGATATTATAGTTGGATCCAGACGACCTAAGTCTTGTTCTGGTATTCTGTTAAGATACAATAAGAATGGCAATAACATATCACCATAACTTTCATCTATTTTAAAAAGTAACATTTTGGTAGCATTATCACCAAATACATTGTAGAGAACAATTATATGATTCAGAATCAATTGTTCTCTCAGTGTATCTTGTTCCACGTACCGCTTGAATAATTTATTTATATAATCGAATCTACATAGGTCCGATTCGAATTCTCTAATGGAAAAGCACTGAGGGTTTTCATAGCAATTCATTGCAAATTGTATAAAATTCTCAGTGCTTAATTTCATCTTATGCTACAGTAAGTTTGACTGCAGGTGATGTTTCACTCACAGCATTAGTAGCTGAAACGATAACACGATATTTGAATCCGTTTAAATTGGTAGGAGTCGATACGTTACTGATTGCTAATGTAGCTGTAGTAGCACCGGTGTAAACACCAGTATTAGTTATGTCAACATATACATTGCCATTAGTAGTAGTTGATCTTTGCCACTGATAAGACAATGCACCACCGCCAGAACTGATTGCAGCAACAACTGCAAATGTAGTAGCAGCACCAGAAGCTACAGAACGTGCAACTGGTTTAGTTGTTAAAGTAATATCATAAGTTCCCGCAGTGTCGATACCAGCATCATTAGCACGGTCGCCAGCGGCAACTGCAGTAACAGACATTGGAATTAAGCATTCTGCTTTGTGACGGATTGCTCCAGCCGCATTTTTATACTGTTCATATAACCACCAGCCTGGACCAGTAATGCCTTTTGCTTTTGTATCTGCATCAGCGGCTTCAGTATTATCAATGAAGATTGCTTTTGCACGTTGTTCTTCGTTTAAATATTTTGGGACACTGGCATCAGTATCCGTTTTTCCCCATAAACTCATTGTTATCTCCTTATTAGTTTGTAAATATATTTATTAGTAAATTTCTCGCCATTGGATACCACACCAAACATTTGCTGCCGCTCCTATAGATTGAGCACATACTACATAGATTTCACTATCTGTACAATCAAAATTTTGTGTTATAAAATTTCTTTTTGCTGCAGTCGGATTACTTTCAGATCCAGTACCAGTACCTTTAGCACTACCACCAGGGCTTGAAGTACCAACAAATCCATTATCTACAACATCACCACCAGATATTGCTGTTCCTAATATAGTATATTCAACTGCACTTTCTGACGAAACGCTTGTCCAAGTAGGACTACTTAAAGTTATTGATGATAGACCTGAGAGTTTTATTAGTTTCCAATATACTGGATTCTGTTCAGCATAAACATTAACATTTCCCATTCTTAACATTACACGATTAGGATAACCTTTAAATGTTGATTTTAATCTTATTGCTACGATTGGATAATTTGCGCCTAATGGAACATTCTGAGATGCAGTGCCTGAATCGATTGCCCAATCTATACCTGATTCTGCATATCCACCTTCAGAAACAACAGTTGAACAAATTTGGTCAAAAGAACCACCAGTAGTTGTACCTGTATTTCTTATTTCACATCTAACTGGTAAATTTGGATTACTCATATAGACTACAGGTAAGTAATTACTGTTGTAAAATTCATGTGCAACAATCATATTACCGTTATGAACAAAACCGCATCTTACTCTACCAACACCTAGCCACTGAAAATCAATGAAAAATATTTGTGTCTTAGTAATATCGAGAGTCCACGATCCAGATACTCCGCTGTTAGTACCATCTGTAGAAGTGCCAACAATTGTCGTATTACAAGTATCAACATTCCATTGAGCTTGAGTAACTCTTCTAGCATCGCTAGGAGTTCCGGTAGTGTCTGTTCTTATAACAAAACTTAAAGTACCGTCGCCAGCTTGTTCAAAATAGATTCCATTTCTGTCGTCAAAATAACCAGTCCGTTTAACTACATTAGCAATAGGACTATAGAAGTTAATTGTTGACTTTATTAGTTGACTTTTACCTGGCATGTAGTTGTGATACTGTTTTGTCTGGTGTATAGCATAACTTGAACTATTTGATGTTGTCGTTAACCTTGCAGATGCTTGATTTGCATTATGAGTAATCGTTCCACCATTAGATACGATATTCAGAAAGTTTTGATCTATACCATAAGTATGTTTATAATCACCTAAAGTAAATGCTTCAGATATTCTTAATCTACCAAAAGCATCAGAACCTCCTGTAACAGCACTCATAGAAACAGGAAATCTATTGGTATCAGATACTACAGATCCATCATTATACACTTCAGTTGATATAGGATTTCCAACATCATTTTTAATTTCTTGATTGTTTGTAAAAAGGTAACTCACACTATTCTCCAGCCATTTCTATAAAGTAATTGAATTGCACCATTGTCTAATTGAATAATGAAACCAGTAGGATCATTATCAACAGTTCCTAAAACAGTTATTGGATTAACTGAAGCATTACCAGATTCATCTTTGATTATCAACATCCGACCAGAACTTGGATTGCTAGGTAAAGTAATAGTAGTTGGTCCGTTATATGTAACACCAACATAGTAATCATCAGATGAGACTGTATATGTAGAAGTCGTTACATTGTTGGTAGTATAAACTATATCATGTGGATTGACTTCAGCAAACTCAAATTTCTTTAAGGTTGCATTGTATCTCAGATATCTACCATCATAGATTGAACTTCTTACTATATCATCAAGATAACGAAGATTCACTTCACCACTACCAGGACCAGCAAGAGAAATCTTACCCATCCATTGCTCTATAAACTTTAACTTATCTCTAATATGTCTAACGTCATTATCAACAGGACTGACTTCTGGTTGTTGATAAGATTGTTCGTTGAATAATTTAGTTAGTTCCGGCGTTAAAACAGATTCTGGTGATTCCTCCATAATAGGTTCTGGTTCAATGTAAACTTCTTCAAGTGCTTGTACCTTGAATGGATTTGATTCCTTTACCCGTTCTGATATTTCAATCAATCTATTTTCTTTTTCAGATTGTTCTTGTATCTTTGCCAATTTAGCATCAGATATCAATTTTAGGAAATCACCAAATTCTGCCATTTGATTACCCTTTGTTTAAATGTTTGAAGTATCCAATACGCTTTTCTTGCTTATTGAACCATTCTTCGGAAGGTTTCCCCTCACCTTTATAATAGGCGAGAGGTTTACCAGATTTCTTAGAAACAATTGCCCACTTGCCGTCTACTTGTTTCAATACTTCTTCAAGATATTCTTTGAAGGTAATCATTTTAGTCTTCAGCTTCGTTATACTGAGTTGGTTTTAAGTGACCAGCAACTTTAGCAATATGAGCCGATTGAGTTCCTTGATCTACTAAGGCACCATTTACTTCATTCCATGATGTATGAGTTTTATTACCAGGTTTCAATTTTGCTAAGAAATTAACTGCACCTTTTTGTCCTAATACTTTACTCACAGCATCAGTTGCACGACTAACTGGAATATTAGTACCTTCATCAAGGTTTTCTTTAACATCGCCTTTGACTTCAGATACTTTGTATTTAATACCGTAGTATGATTTTTCGCCAGGAGATAATCCTTTATTCAATCTTTTAGCGTGTTCTTTAGCATCTTCTTTAGTTTCATGAGTTTTAACATGAACAGGACCACCGCTACCAATAGAACCACCATGTCTATGGACTGCAAACGCTTCCATTATTTCGTATTCATCGAGTTGCTCTAATGATTCTTTAAACTCTTTAAAGTTTTTCATTCCTTTCTTTTTACGAAGTAATGCAAAATCATGAGCATCTACTTTACCATTATCATTAGCATCCAATTTCTTATGATTAGGATGAGCAAATTTTTCGTCCATTACATCTTCTTGAACTTTAATACCGCGTTTCTTGAGTTCCGCTGCAACTCTTTGTCTTTGGTCATAACTACGAGTACCTTTAGGTTCTTTTGCATGTAATGCGTGAAGACTTGTCAAGGTATCAGTCTTGACATTACTTAGATCATGAGTTGATTCATTCATAGCAATATAAGTTTCTTGGATCGATTGTAACGCTTCTAGTTGTTCTACTAACATTTAGTTCTCCTTACTTTAAAATTGATTTCAACATCCACTGATGCTTTTTGTGTGCTGTTAAACGGTCTGCCAAGAAATTAGCATAACCTTGTTCATTTACTTCCTGTGATGCTTCAAATGCAGATTCCAACGATTCAATCATCAATACATTAGCTTCGTATAGATTAGTTAACATAGTATTGACATTATCTGGTTTAACCATATCTTCATTGATTGTTTTATATCTAGTCAATTCAGTCAAACTAATAGGAGCATATACATCAAAAGTTCTAATGAATTCGGCTAGTGTATCTACTGCACCATAAGTATCTGCGTAAAAATCACCAAAGAAATCATGGAATTGTGGAAAATAGAATGATTCTACGTTCCAATGGTATGAAGCACTTTTGAAGTATAGTACAAAGTTGTTAGCAAATACTATTCTCGAGGTTGCGATTAATTTATCCATGTTTAGTCTCTGTTGATTGGATGAAGACGAGCATTTTCAATTTTTCTAATTTTAGGCACTAACTTCATTGCTGCTTTATCGATTAGTTTCTTTTTCTTAGCTACGATTCTTTCAATCCGTTCTTTTTCTTGGACGGTCAATTGACTCAAAGGTTTCTTTGCAAGTTTTGCTTTAAGTGCATTGATTGCGGCATTACGCGCTCGATGATTAATCTTCTGTGGACTAGAACGAGTATGTAAAGCAATCTTCATTTTGCGTATACGTTTGCCTTGCGATTGCTTGAATCTGATAGCAGCTTTGATGCGTTCCATTCTTGATAATACTTCAGTAAGATATGATTCGTTCATTCCATCAAGGTCTTTAACGTGAGTAACATGGTTTCCTTCATCATCAACAACATGAAGTTCATCGTCATCATAGGTGCTTAAAATATCTTCATCAGACACTTTATCAACCATGTCATCCAATTCATCATCTGACATATCATCTTCAGAATCTTCCTCATGTAATTTGTATTTGACTTTCATTCTACGTAAAGAATCGTTATCTCCATTTGGTTCTATAGTACTTCCTACTCTACCATGACCTTTACTTTCATCATCTAAATCACTTTGAGTATTTTTCAAATCATCAGAATCTTTATCTTCTGGACCACCATTATCATCTTCATCGCCATCGTTTGGATGAACTTGGTCTGGATTAATAACTCTTTTTACTTTGGGCGAACTTACTAATTTAGATGAATCTTCCTTTACTAATGCTGGCATAAGTTTTTTGTCATACATGATTCCTGCTTCAGTAGCAGTACTAAGCATATTTTTAAGAATCTTTAATGAATCTGATTTGAGTGGATTCTTTGAGAGAGTTTTGAGTGCCTTATTGATAAGTTCTTCTGGCGATGAAGAATCAGAATCAACACCAAGAGTACCAGCAACAATCTTGGCAATTTTTAGTTTGTCTGAACTTGAGTATGTCATTTCTTGTATTTTTCCTGCTGAATAAGAATCTTGGCTTCCATAATCGGATACTGCTAATTCCATTTTGTGATATGAATTCATTAAGTAATCTTCGTGATGAAGATACACGCCCAATCTTTTAAGAATATCAACGGCTACTTGCTGAGCTCTTTGGAATGCATGAAAGTCGTCTATAGACAATGAACCTGATACGATACTTTTTTGAATACCGAATGCCTGATCAGTTGCTTTGATAGCATTTAGGAGTGCTACGGGATCAATATTTGGTAATTGAGTTAGTTTGGTGTATTCGAAGATTGCTTCTTTACTTATATCAAAATTCTTGGTAGTGAATCCTTTATAAGTTACTTGATTAGTAGTAACATTGCCAAAATCTTCTTTCAATGATTGTTTGGTTTGGTTGTCTACTACATTAACTTCCACAAGCCACTTGCGTTGAATATTGCCATCAGAATCTGTTACTGTGAGATAGTTGCTACCTCTACTGAGTATTTCTAGGTAAGTATTATTGGATTCGACTATGTCACCAACATTGAAAATCTCACCACGAAAGTATTGTTCACGGATACTATCAAGCTCAGTGGTTTTATCAAATTCTATGTTTGGATCGGTATGCTTTGAGAATGGAGAGTTATCCAAAGACTCTATAAGATCAACTTTACTAAAATCAATTTTACTAGTCTTTGGATTGAATAGCGATTGGTATGTTTTCATTTGGATTCCATCTATTAATAGTACATTGTACTATTTATGAATTTTTAGAACCCAGAATACTCCTTGAAGGACATGAGACTTTCTTTAATATTCATACCTTTACAGGCAAGATCCCATACTTGTTTAGCATCTGCATCGGATGCTTCTTTTGGAAGAGAATGACGGAATGATTCAAAATCTCCATCAGTAACATATTTTCTCATTGCTGTTCCAGACATAGCAGCATCCTCTCCATCTTCATCGGGATCTCTACCACCTCTACTAAGTACACCTACTTTACTGAATTTGAAGTAATCACGGCTATTAGCAAAATCAACAAATGATTTCTGGTAATCAGCAAATCTGTCTTCTCCACATACTAGATAAACTTCATCATACCCATGTTCATTAGCATAATGAAGAATGTTGCCTGGTTGCTTAACTTTATTTTCAGCATCTACCTTAACCACACCTTTGGTCCATTTGGACATCATTTTAGCTTTATCGAGGTAAGGTAATGGATTCTTTTTGTTTTCTGAGTGAGACAAGAATATGGCAGGATCACCATTATGTTTCTTTGCCAGTTGTTCTACTTTATCTACCAACAACATATGTCCACGATGGAATATATTGAATCGTCCAAACGCCGCTACTAATACTTTTTTCATTTTAACAGTTCCATTTTTTGAGTGCTAATGCTTTTCGAGTAGGTTCACCATTAGGTTTCTTCATAGGACCTTCAACTCCACTCATCCGAGCACAAAATGATTTTCTACGATTAGCAGCTTTACTACCTGGTTTTAACTTAGAAGGAGGAGTAGTAACAGCTGTTTTCAAATTCCCACCAGTTCTTCTATTATAGGCATCAACTCCTTTCTGAGTCATTCCTCCAGTAGAACTCTTATGACCTTTAGCATCAATAGCATACTCTAAAAGTTCTTCATCGGAGAACTCCTCCAAATTTTCCCAAAATATTTCAGAATCGATACCATGCCTTAATGATAGTTCTTCAATAACTTCTTCTATCAAATCAAATTGTTCTTCTAAACTTGTTTCCTGTAGATTATGTTCTGCTATAAACTGATTATATGTTTTCATTTTGCTTTACTCGCTTTGAATTCGGGAGTAGTTGTTTTTAACCACTTGCCGTTAATGTTCATGATTAGTCCTTCTATATTAGGACCAAGCATATCCTTGCCTTTGATACCAGGATGATTAATAATGAATTCAGCAAGTTCGTCTTTACACTTTTGGATTACTGCTTTGATTCCTTCTTTCTCTTCTTTGTCTGCAGCTTTTCTTGATAACAACACTTGTTTAGCTTTATCATCAATCGAATCTAATGGAGACAAGTAACCTGAAATATCAATGTCACTAGTAGAGAGATATGGATCCAAAATCATAACATCTTTCTTGGTCATTTTGTATAGGCTATCAAGAATAGCTTTTTCGTCTGGATGAGTTTCTCCAGTAGAAGCAATCAGTACTTTATGAGGGAACAATGTCATTAATGACCCTAGTTTGTTCTTATCATATTTCACAGTAACAAAAGTAATCCAATCATCTTCTTTATCAGCAAGAGGATTATAGAATACTTCTACAACAACTTTAGTATCATTGGGAAGATTCTTAGTGATTGGAGAATTGTTAAAGAACTTTAGAATACTGTCATAATGGCCAGCACGGTCAATAGAAACCTGGTCAGCTGTACCTTTAGATAATGTAAATTTACTGAAGGACCCTTCATCATAGATTGGCCCTGAACGACTAGATTCTACAAATGTTTTACCTGTAGAATCTTTACCTACTCTGAATCCTAATCCATCAACCTTCAATTGT